TCATTTGGTGCGCGCGAATTCGCCGAACCTTGCCTTGGCGGCCTTTGCATACGCTGCGTGTGCCTCTTCCTTTGTGGCGTGGAGCCCGAGAGAAATTTGCCTTCCCGAATCCATGATGCGGGCGCGCCACTTGCCGCTTTGCTGGTGAAACGTCACTCCCTTGAGCCCGCACCGCGCTTTGCATCGCATATTTGCCGCATTCCCCCTCTTGTCGGTGATGCGAAGGTTCTCGCGCCTGTTGTCCAGTGGGTCCGAGTTCGCATGGTCGACAAGCCCGGCCGGACTGTTCATCAGCCGCCGGTGGAGGTATTCGATTCCTTTGGCTGGGCGCGGCAAGTTGCGCGCGGGGTATCCGCAGGCGGACAGGTGCCACTTGAATCGAGATACGTCGGCGTAGTCTTCGTCATCGACTATCGCGAATGTTTCGGGATACATGGGCGTAGAGATATCAAGGAGTTTCATCGTGTCGGCGTGACCTTTGAGCCTCGGCGAGACCTTACGTAGGCCTCGGTCATGACTACCGAGGTGTGCCCAAGTTGTTGTTGAGCCTGTCGGATGTCACCTGTGGAGTCGGTCTTGTCGGTGCCAGCCTTGGCGCGCAGATCTCGGAACTGGATACCTTCGATCTTGGCGGCCCTGCAGGCCTTGAGCCAACGGCGGGACATGGCCGCGACCGTCATGGACCGGCCATGCTCGTTCACCACCAGGCGCGTGCTGTGGACGGTGAAGGCCCTTTTCCTCTCCCGGATGCGCTCCAGCAGCGCAGCGAGTTCGTTGCTGATCTCGACCCGGAGCTTATGGGCGGTCTTGTTCTGACGCAGGTGCACGGCGCCGTCGCGCACGTCCATCTCGGTCAGTTCCAGCACGTCAGCCGGCCGCTGCCCCAGCAAATAGGCCAGGTCCATGGCATCCCGCACGCAGGTATCAGCAGCCTTCCACACGGCCTCGAACTGGGCGTCCTCGATATACACGTCCCGACCATCCTCCTTGAAGCCTTTGATGCCGGCGCAGGGGTTTGGCAGGGCTGTGTAGCCGCGGTCACGGGCGTAGTTCCAAATGTGGGAAAGGAGCGCTTTCTCGCGATTGGCCCTGACGAACCCCGTGCCGCCAGAAGTCCGCCACGTCAGGTACTCGCGGACGCTGACTGGCCGAATCGCTTCAAGCGGCGCGGGCGGATCGCAGAAGAAGGCCTTGAGCTTGATGACCTCCTTCTGGTTGTCCTCGAACGTCCTGGCCGACTTCCTGGAGGCCACCTCGGCCATGTACCTGCCGCAGACCCAGTCGAACATCACCTGCGGCGCTTCCGGCGTATGCGCCGCGCGTTCGAGTTCAGCCCAGCGCTGGATGGCAAGGCCATAGTCGCTGCCCAGGGCTTCTTCTCGCCTTGGACTGCCGCCGTGATCGTAGAAATAGTAGGTTTTCGTGCCGCGTACCCGCGCCCGGAAGCGGGGGATAGCGCCGGCCTTGGTTGGCTTCCTTCCCATCACGCCGCCTTGTTGGACTTCCAGGTCTTGATGACCTGCTGATCCTGGGGCTGGGTGCCATCGATGGTAGAGCGCAGCACAACCGGGAATCCGTGCGCGTCCAGATAGTGCCTGATGCCATTTTGCAGCAGGAAGGCGATCTGCCGGACCTTTAAAGGGGTCCGGCACAGCTGCGCAACCTCCTTCTTCGAGAGCGCGATTTGGTCAGCCATGTTGCTCTCCTTCGAGCGCCACGCGGGCGCTCTTGGTTCGGTTGTTTCGGGGTTCTGTGACGCAGGTCCGGCGTTCTAGACACTTGGTCCCATTGCGGCCATGCCGAAGAACGGCGATGGTCAGATCAGGAGATTTAGCAAAGGAGTGAAGGGAATTGCGACCTGGTGAAAGAGCATTAATGTCATCGTTGTGCGCCGTTGAAGACGGGGATAAGCCGGACACACCGCCGTTGCTAGGTGACCTTGTTATGTGGGGATATGCGACTGGAACGCCCGTAGCGTTGACGGCAATCGGCAGGCAGGTCCTGAACGAACTGCAGGAGCGCATAAATATCGGCGAGGCGCGGTAGCTATAAACGACTGGGAATAGCTGCGGGGCGCTCATCGGCGCTTCCTCGCAAACGGCGCCATGATCTTGGTGGCCTCGTCCAGATCGCCGCGGGCGAGGGCAATCACGGCCAGGCCGCGCGCCTCCCACATGCGGCGGGTCTTCGGCCGGACCTTGTCCAGGTTGACGCCAACCTTGCGCGCCAGCTCATGGCCGACGGCGATGTGATCAATGAATTCGGCCAGATCGCTCATGCGGCGCGCTCTTGGTCCAAGGTGGCGAACAGGTCAGGCATGGCCATCTCACGCTCGGCGGCCTGCAGGTATTTCACGCCGTCCATGAAGTAGGCGGTGGACAGCTCGGCGGCGCGCCCGCGGCGGCCGAGTTTCAGGGCGCGATAAGCGACCGTGAACAAGCCGCCGAAGGGATCGAACACTAGCTCACCGGCGTTGCTAAACCTCTCGATCAGTCGGTCCACGATGTCGAACTGGAGCGGGCAAATGTGGTTTTCCAGCCCGCGCTTGGTCTGCTCGCCATTGAGCGTGATCATTCGATTCACGTCATGCCACACGTCCGGGTGGTGACTGCCCGGCGCCAGGGACATGAAGGTGGAGGGCAGGGCGCCACGGGCCTCCAGCTCCTCCCCGATCCGAACATGCGTTTCGAAGTCGTAGACGTTAGCCAGGCTGTACTGGGTGAACAGCTTGGCCAGCTTGTCCGGCCCCAGCTGTGCCAGCTCGTCGGCAGTGAGCATGCGTTGTCCGCTGGAGCGCCAGAACGCATGGGCATCCACCTGCCACCGGGCACGCGTGTAGTTCGCCTTGTCCTTGCGGACAGGCTCATCGGCATAGCCGCGGCTGCGGTCTGTCTGCGGCTTGTGCAGCAGGACGATGTACTCGGGCGAGCCGACCCCCATCTTCGTGCCGTCCTTGCACTGCTCCGACCAGCCAAGGCGATAGGTTTGGTTGTTCTCGCGCACCACGTCGGTGATGACCGTGATCAGGCCCATGTAGTCGAAGCCGTGCGAGCGGTAGTGGAAGATCGCTTCGGCATGGAATGGGCTCACCGTCGGCACGCCGGCGCCGGTCACCGCGCCGAACTGGATGCGGTCCTTGACGTGGATGGCGGCGATGCGTCCCGGCTTGAGGACACGCAGCAGTTCTTTGGACAAGTGATCCATCTGCGCCCAGAAGTGCGTGTTGTCGTCGGTATGGCCGAAATCGTTGTAACTGGGGCTGTATTCGTAGTGGTTGGAGAAGGGGATCGAGGTGACCACCAGGTCAACGCTGTTCGCCCCCATGCTGCGGGTTTCCAATACGCAGTCGTTGTTGGCCACCGTCCATCCCTCGCCGCTGGCCTCGATACGCTCCACGCCAATGGAGCGGGTCAGTACCTGCGACATGGCGGCCTTGCTCAGTCCGTATTCCCTGATGATCTCGCTCATCTTTTCCACCATCTGTTCGTGTCGCTTCCACTTCGCCTGCAGGCTCGCCAGCACTTCGCGCTCGCTTTCGGCGTGGACAATCCATACCTCCACTGGGTGCTGCTGCTGAAACCGCTGGATACGGTGAATTGACTGAATGAAGTCGTTGAACTTGAAGCCGATGCCGGCATACACAGCGAGGTGACAATGTCGCTGGAAGTTGCAGCCGCTGCCGGCGATGACCGGCTTTGCCGACAGGATCCGGGTGCGGCCTTCGCTGAAGTCGATGACCGACTGTTCCCGCTCGTCCAGATCCTGGTCGCCGTAGATGCTCACCGCTTCCGGTACCGCCGTGGCGATGGCGTGACGCTCGGCTTCTAGGTCGTGCCAGATCAGCCAATGATCATCTGGCCGGGTACCGACGATCGACTGCACTGCAGCGACGCGGGCCGGTAGGGTGTCACGCTTCTCGCGCGCAGCATCGATCACTCCCAGCGCCGCATCGCGGAACATCTTCATCTGGCCGTCGCGGTTGGTACCGGCGCTGCTATGGTCGACCGGCACTTCGTGGAAGTGGACGCTCAGCTCCGGCAGGTCGTAACCCTCATCGCTGTAGCCGAGGTCGGACGGGCGTTGCAGGAACAGTGCCCAACTCGCCACCCAAAGCCAGAACTCTCGTTCCTTGTGTGGGTATAGCGTCAGGTTGTTGGCCTTCGTGCTGTCGCGCTTGAACCAGCGAGTAAGTGCTTGGCCGGTGTCCATCACGCCCAGGAAGCCGGCGTAGTGGATCAGCTCCTTGTATCGGTTCGGGCTCGGAGTGGCCGTGGCCACAAAGCGGTACCGGACCTCATCGAACAGGGTCAGGAACTGCTGATAGGTCTTCGAGCCGAAGCTGCGCAGCACCGAGGCTTCATCAAGGCTGGCCACTGTGAACAGGTTGGGGTCCAGCTTCCCGTCGCGCACCGACTCGTAGTTCGTCAGGTGGACGCCGTCGAACTCCGGATCGATCTCGGCGCTGGTGCGCACGAAGCGGGTTTCCATGCCGAGCATCGCTGCGTCGCGGCGGAACTCTTGCCGGACGCCCAGCGGAATCACAATGCCGGCGGCACCGCCGGCATGGCGTCGGGCCAGCCGGCAAACTTCCAACTGCTGCACGCTCTTGCCCAAACCGAAACGCTGGAACAAGGCGCGGCGACCACCCGTGCAAGCCCACACGACGGTGTCGCGCTGGTGAGGCTTGAGAATCGGGTTCACATCTTCGGGCGAAACGTCGAAGCCCAACGACGGGGCAACCTTGACCTTTCGCTCAAGGAACTGGCGGTAGGGGTCTGCTGTGGTCATACGGCATGCCTCGGCTGCGGCCGCACAGGCCCGAACCACAGGGCGGCGGCGTTGTTGATGCGGACCTGCTCGATGTCAGGCACCTGGTCGGGCAGCGGAGCGCGAAGCCTGCGCATGTCGTTGGTGCACGGCACGCACACGCCGGACCGGCCTTGCTTCCCTGCGCGGTTGAACTGCTGCAGCGGAAGGGAGCGGACGCATTTGGTGCAGGTCTTACGCATCGCTGCCGCCCTTGGGGCTGTCCGGCAGCCCGTGTGCGCCTGCGCCGACATGCTGACCTTCCTCCAGCTTCGCCATACGCAACGACCAGTCACGCATGCTTTCGCCGCCCTTGGAGCTGGCGTCGATCAGAGTTTCAACCCAGTTCCGGATTTCAAGCAAAGCCGTGAACCCAGCATCGGGTTCAAACCCCGGCCATTTGGTTTCCGGCCACAGCTTGCATTTGTCGTGTGCTTGCTTGATGCGGTCCGGAATAGTCAGGTCGATCCCCGGCGCTGCGGGGGTGCTGCGCGGCATCTCGGCGATGCTGTAGGCGCGCGTGATGATTTCCTCAGCCACGTCTGCCCCGCCGATCTCGTTGCAGGCCATCATCCACTCAACTTCGGTCGGGCCATCAACCGGCGCTGCGGCGACCATTTTGTTGGCGTCACCAATATGGTTGATCATGCTGCTTCCTCCATAGCTTCCAGATCGATCTCGTCCACGCGGTCGCGCAGCTGGCGCTTCAAACTGCGCAGGACCTTGGCGATGTGAGCCGGCTCGCTGCCGGTGAAGAACGTTCGAGCCTCCATGTGCAGCTTTCCGCTCAGCTCGCGGCGGAAGATGCGGTACACCACGGCCGAGCCGTCGTCGGTAGGAAGCCTGCCCCAGCTCAGGCCCTGATTGCGCTTCGGTGCGCGGCGGGCGAAACGGTTGCGGTCAGTCATGGGCCTGCTCCATCAGAAATCGCGGATCGATCGCCCAGCCGGCCTCGCGCGCGGCACGTAGCCGCAACTCGTTGGCGTCGAACTCGTCCAGGGAGAGGGCGGTAATCGCGCCCTCGACGTGATGCGGCTGCAGAGGTCGATCGGTGCGCTGGAAGATGCGCCACACGCTGAAGCGCCTGCAGTTCCATGCAGTGGCCAGCGAGTCCAGATTGCGGCCCGCGTCGTGCAGGTGTCGGCGCAGCATGTCCCGAGCAGTGATGTGCGCGGGTTGCGGTCGGCGCAGCTTGGCGAGCATGCCGGCGGTGCGGTAGGTGGCGCGATCCATGGTCAGGCGGCCAGCGGGTAGTTGTTCTCGGCGTCCACGATCAGCCAGCGCAGGGCCTCGTAGATCCCCGGCAGCTGGCCAACGTCGTACAGCTTCGCGCTGCGATCCGTCGCCACCGGGCGGAAGCCGAGCAGTGCCAAGCCATCGGCCGTAATCGAGAGCGGGGCGATGCGCGCATTGATGTCGCCCAGCTTGATGCGCTGGTCAGCAACAGCCGTGCTTGCCGCTGGTGCAGGTGTTCCAGCGGCTGGAACATTGGCGCGCGTCTGTTCCGCCGGGGACGGCTGAGGCGCAGGTGCCTGCGCCTGCTGCAGCTTCGCCGCTTCCTCGGCGCGGGTCCTCTCGCGCTCGGCTTCGAGCTTGTCGGCCTCGCGCTGATCGTGCTCGGCGATGCGGGCCTTGGCCAGGTTGCGCAGGTCGTCCGGCGCCTTGTTGGCGCACAGCTGTACGCGGTCGGCGAACAGGGTGGCGTGCTCGGCATGGCCATCCAGAATGGCGATGTTGGCGCGGATGCGGTCGGCGGCCTGGCTCGCGTCGATCTTGCAGGTGGCCACCGCGCCAGCGACGGCATCCTGCATGCTGCTGATCGACTTCTTGCCCTTGATGACGGCAGCCATGTCCAGCTGCAGCGACTGCGGCGGCTGGATGCGGTGCTCGCCCAGGGACGCGTTGATGTTGTCGTAGTGGACCCGCACCGCCTTGGCGCCATCGGCAACGATCTGCGCGCGACGGTTCTCCTTCTCGACCTTGACCGCCTTTTCCAGCACCAGCCGCGCCTGACGGATCGCTTCGCTGACCGAGCTGGCGGTGCGGAGCAGGGCATCGATGTCGATCATCTCGCCCAAGGTGGATTCCGTCGCGGCCTTGATGCGGGCCTCGGCCTCGCTGCATGCCTTCGCCGCAGCCTCGGCGTCCACGAAGTCCTGATCGGTCTGCAACTGGTCGGCGCGGGGCAGCTGGGCCAGGAACGCCTCGGCGTTGGCCTTGAACGCGTCCATGTTCGAGGCCAGCACGCGGCCCTCTACGCGAATCGTCAGCGCGCCGAAGCCGGCGATGGGGGCGGCTACCGGCTCGGCCTTGGCTGCCTCGGGCTCATAGGCGGCCACATCGGCTTCAAACTGTGCCCAGCCGGAGACGATCTTGTCGCGCAGCTCGGCGTTGCTGACATACCAGCAGTGGCGTTCCTCGACCAGCTGATCACCGGCCCACTTCGAGGCCATGAAAAGCACGCGAGAAGCATCACTGACCGCCAGCTGCTGCTCCATCTGCACCTGGTACAACAGCGGCAGATCAGCACCGGTGCAGCCATCTACCATCGCCGCGCGCAGCTGGTCGTTGAGGCTCTTGTGCTCGAACGCCGTCCCGCCGTCCATGGTCAGGCCGTCGAAGCTGGCCGACAGCTTGCCGTTGGTACCGGTGACCGGGTACAGCTCGGCGCCAATGATCTCTTCGGCCAGCGGCCGGGCCAGTTCCTCGAAGCGGTGGCCATCGTCAAAGCGACGCTGCGTGGCGGCGTCCACTTCCTGGGCAATGCCGGTGGCCACTTCGCGGATCAACTGCGCGCGGGTCTTGTACGGGCTGCAGCCCATCATCGCCGGGGCGTCGCTGGCATTGTGGTGCTGGGCACGGTGGGCATGCCATTCCGGGGTGTTCTGGATCAGGTTGACGATCTTCATGCGCGGTCTTCCTCGTTGTCCCAGTCGATGGGGCCGGTGTCGGTTTCGGTGTTGGTCGGCTCAGCGGCTGCGGGCTCCGGCTCGGCCACTTCTTCGGCCACGTCCACGGCTTCGCACTGGCGCAGCTGCTTGCGCTGCTCGTCTGTCATGCGGGCTTTGGCCTTCGCTTCGACCATGGCGATCAGGTCGTCGGCGCTCTTGCTTCCCGACTGAATCACGCTGCGCCAGTTCGGCAGGTTCTCTGCGAACTTGTCGGCCGAGTACACGGCCGGCTCGCTGGAGACGACCGTGACCGTCGTGCGGTGCGGCTCCGATGCCGGGATATCCATGATCTCTTCGGCGATCGGCATGCCACGCAGCACGTCCGGGAACACGTCGCGCAGGGCGAAGGCACGGGCACGCATCTGGCGCATGCGCTTCGGGTACTGCGTCCACGGACCTTGCTTGCCCGCCAAGCCTGCAGCCTTCGCGTCGTCCATGCTGAAGGTGCGGACTTCCTCTTCCTCGCCGCGGCGTTTCACCTTGCAGGTCGCGGTCTTGCCGTCGTCGGATTCGGTTATGGACTCGCACAGCGGCGAGCTGCGCACGAGGGCAATGACAGCGTCGCCCCACAGTGCCGGCCGGCCGTTGATGATTGCCAGGTTCTGCAGTGCCTGCAGCGGCTTCAGGCCCAGCTCCGCACCCCACTGGATCGCGATCAGGCAGTTCTCGGGCTTGTTCTTGAAGTCCTTCGGGACCAGGTCGCTGTTGGCGAGGTAGTCGCAGAAGGTCAGCGCCTGCTCGAACGTCTGCGGGCTGAGGTCGAACTGCTGGCGCGGCTGAGCGACGACGGTGCTCTGCTGTTGTGCAGGGAGATTCATGTGGTTGGCTCCAGCCGGCGCTGCCGGCGTTGAGTGAATGAGGTGTCCCGTATCGCCGGGACCACGCGGGCTTTGGCTTCCAATGCCCCTTCACGGAATCGAACCGCATCTCGTCTTGACCACAACGTCGCCACCTAGCGGGAATCGAACCCGCGATTTACTGGAGGAGAGGGCCGGTGCTGATCTCCGGCTTGCCTGCAGTGCTTTCCTTGTCCTTACCGGAGGGACGTCACCCTTCCGGCAGTGGCCCGGATGAATCTGGCACCGGGGGCAAATCAGGCGGACCGTAGCTGCGCATCAGCCTGCGCATTCCTCTCCGTAGTTGGTCAGGCAGCCAGATCGGTCTGCTGCTCTTGCGCCTGCGCGCTGGGCGGCGTCAGGGTCAGTTCGGCGTCTTCCTTCATCAGCTTGGCCAGCGGGCCGAACTCGTCTTCGTCGGGCAGGAAGTAGAGCGAGCCGCACAGCTCGACAGAACCGCCTTCCAAGGCGCGGAAGCTGATCCCGCTGAGGGTCGCGTCGACGATCTCGATGGGTTCGGCCAGGCCGATGCTCGGGGCGCTGATCTGCGCGTCGTAGCCGGTGAACTTCTCGTCCCAAACAAACGGCTTCAGCTTCGGGTACTGCACCATCACCAGGCCGTCGTTCTCGCGGTCCAGATCGAGCTGATCGCCCTTCTGCTGCTTGCGGAACAGCGTGGTGCGTAGCTTCTTGCTGAAGACGTCGAGCACTTCCTGGCTGACGCTGGTCTTGAACTTCAGCGTCATGCCGGTGGCGTGGTTGTCCTTGCCGTGGTTCTCAGCGGTCAGCGACGCATGAGTGATCTTCACCACGTGTTGTTCGAGTCCAAACATGGGTATTGCCTCGTTGGTATGCCGGCCTGGCCAGCGGGGAATCAGCGGATGTCGCGCTTGCGCTGGGAAGGGAAGCTGCGCGGGCGGATAAAAGCGGTGCGCTTGCGGGTCAGTCGGCGGTACAGGTGCCGCCAGCGGCGGACGATCAGCACCAGCAGCCAGATGCAGATCGCGAAAATGGGCAGCACGAACGAGTCGGCGCGCACCATTACCGCTTTGCGGAACATGTCGGCGAAGAAGGCCAGCAGGAGGCCGTAGACGGCGAGGCGGATCACGCTGCACCTCCGGCGCTCACCAGCACTGCGATCAACGCGCCCAGGATCAGGCAGGCAGCTGCGGCGAACACCGACAGGCCTGCGGCTTCGCGAGAGCGCTTCATGCAGCACCGCCTGGGCTTGCCGGAGCCGACTGATAGCCGTTGCGGACTTCCCACGCCTTGCGGCGCAGCGCCCCGGCAATGTCAGTGCCGTCGCGGCCTTCAGCTTGTTCTTGGGCGATGCTGCGGATGGTGGCGGTGTCGTCCCAGCCGACCTTGCGGGCAGCTTGGCGGGCGGTCTGGAACGGGCGCAAGGAGAGGATGATGGCGCTCATGCTTGCGGCTCCCGCAAGTACCGAGCCGCCAACCTGTCGCGCACCGCAACCAATCGGGGCTCTTCGGTGAAGTGCCAGCCGGGGTCATTGAAGATTGGGCGACCGTACTCGTCGTGCTGGGTTTCTCCCTTCTCGGTCGGGAAGAAGTGGCAGATGCGAGCTGATGCTTCGGCACGCGCTGCGGCCTTCGCTGTGAAGTAGTGCCGCCGCTTCCGTGGCGAGTAGTAGACGGTGCGCTGGACCTTGATGACGCTCATGCGGCGACTCCGTACCGCGCTTCCTGCCCGGCCTGCTCGGCCTTGAACGCTTCGTGCTCAGCGTCGGTGCTCGCGTCCCGGGCGATGGGACCCTTGGCCGCCTCGTCCAGCTCCAGAACCAGCAGGCGGGCTGCCTCGGCAATGCCGCAGTCGGTCTGTGCGAGGTGGAAGGCAGAACGGAATCGGGCCAGCGACTTGAGCAGGGCCTCGCCGCCTTCCTCGTAGCCGATGTGCTCGCTCAGGGCGTCGGCGACCAGGTCCTCATTCTTCAGGCGCTGCTCGGTCAGTTCTGCGGTGCGCTCGGCGACGAACTCAGCCCGGGCTTCCTCGCGGTCGCTGATCCGGTCGTCGGTGCTTTTCCAGTCGTCGTAGGCCGTAGCCATGAGTCTTGCCCCGTGGATGGCCCGGTTGGGCCGACGGGATTCAGTCTAGCGAACTAGACTATCAAGTCAAGCGCTCTAGACAAAAGCTGCGCCATCTCTTTCTGAACGGTCTAGTTTTCGTTCAGCCCTACGCTCAGCCCAACAAAAACCCCGCCGGAGCGGGGTGGGGTGGGGCGCTTGCCGAGGTCAAGCTGCAACAGGCAGATCAGCTGGCACGCTTTTCAGTTTCTCACTGAAGAACATGACCTCCGAGCCAATGTAGCGACTGTGGGCGGTGTAGCGCAGGCCGTAGCCCATGCCCTGGGAAGTGGCGTACATGGCGCGAATTTCCGGAGCATCGTCGTAGGATACGATCCAGGCGCGCGGGAAGTCCGATAGCTGCAGCCGCTGGGAAATAGCCAAGTGGTCGTCATGCTCGTAGAAGTTGCGATACAAGCCCTGTCCCTTGATGTAATACGGGGGGTCAAGATAGATCAGCGAGCGCTCAGGCAAGAAGTCTGCGCAACGCGCAAGAAGTGCTAGCGCGTCCTCTCCGTAAACATGGATGTGCTTGGAATACTCGCCAATTTTGGCGATGCGAGCGGCGAGCGCGTCACGCATGTAACGCGCGTCCAACTTGTACTCGCCAGCCTGCGCCTTGCCGCCGATAACGCCGGCTTTCAGGATGCCCGAGCGATTCGTACGGTTCATGAACAAGGTGGCGAAACCGCGCTCTACAAGGTCCGCCTCGGTGCCCCCAAAAAGAACGGAGCGCCAGTGATGCCAAGCCTCCATTGTAACGGGCTCGGACTCGACCATTTGCACCAGCTTGCTGGTGTACTGCGTAGCCGCTATCCAGAAATCGTGAATTGCCGGGTCAGCATCATTGATGTGGACATCACTGGCGATCCCGTCGAAAAGCAGAATCAAGGCCACGCCCGCACCGCCGGCGTATGGCTCCAGGTAATGACCACCATCGAGATCGTTGGTACGCATGATCTCCGCGACGTAGGGCGCAAAGCGCCCCTTGCCGCCGGGGTAGCGCAAGGGTGTGTAGAGCTTGTTGGAGTACATGGGAGCGAACCTTACTCTGCCGAACCAGTCTTGGCCAGCCGACGATGCCTCTTGGCTACAGCCTTCGCAACCAATGCAAAGTCATCCTGAAATTTCTGCACTGCGGATTTATTTTCAGCCATCCAAGCTTCAAATAGCTTCCAATCTTTGATATAGGTTTCTCGGTCTTTCCACCATTTTTTTGCGTGATCTCGATCAGAAAGATCGCCCTTCCAGTTCAGAAGGTGAGCCTGTATCTGGGTTGTTGTGATGTGCATTTTTCGGAGTTTCGCCCATGTTTCAGGATGTTTGTCCTGCGCGTCATCGACCAAACTTTTGATAAAGGAAAACAACGTGCGTTCTGGCGATTTCTTGCCGTCGCCAGGGAGTATGCAAATGTTCCCGTGCTTGAAGTGCCTTGGCTTCAGTGTTGCATCGGCGTCGAGCGCAAAAGCTGAGAGCCGAAAGTGGGGATCAATGTGGCTTAAGTTGGCCAAGCTGTTACAGCCCACCCCCATCGCGATGGGTTGTATTCTCACTCCGTTGGCGCTGCCAACTTTGCGTTTTATGGCGGCAGGAATGAGTAGGTTGAACATGAACAAAGCCTCCGCATCCTCCAGATATATGCGCACTACTGGCTTTGCCCCAGCTACTGCGGCCTTCGGCGGCACCAAATCCATGTCATCCATGATGGCCTGCAAGCTGGCATCTTGCATCAGGTAGGGCGCACCGGTATCCATCAGGTAGGCAACGATGTTCTTTGATCTACTCGTCCTGGGGTGGACGGCCTGTATCAATCGCGTTGAATGCGTGGTCGCCACGATTTGCAAATCAAGCTCCGCGGCGTAGTGCTCCAGTTGCTCAACCAATCGAGAAATCGCATGGGGGTGGAAGCCTGAGTCGAGCTCATCTATCACGAGTAGCCCGCCAGGATACTTCGGCCACTCTCTTTTTAGCATTTGGAAGGATGCAACGGCAGCCGCAATTGAGCCGAGGCTGTCTTGCCCCAACGAGACGCATTTGGCGTCATATTGATAAGTGGGGTGACTGGAGAATTTGCTAGTGCCTTTGATTTTATTGGAGGTTACTGAATCCTCTGTGGCACTGGCCCCTAAGATAATGCTGTTGACGAATTCGGCAATTAATTTTCTGTCATCTTCGGGCATGGAGCCGATAACGTCGTTGGTGACACTCCCTTCTTCTGCTTCGCCGAGTGGCAGTACCCGGGTCATACCCAGATAGATGGTGGGTAGCGGAACCTTTGAGGCCACTCCGACGTCGATTTCGCCATCGCTGCTTGTGAAATGGCTTGAAGGACTGAAGTTTCTAGGGACGATTCGTGCGCGACCTTCCGTGCTACGATCGGTAAGGGCGCAACGTTTTTTTATTTCATCCTTTCCGTTGATCTCATAGGTGATGATCGGGCGCGGCAGTGTGTCCGCTTCTTGGCTCTCCAAGAACTCCCTTTCATAGTCTATGAAGATGATCTCAGCGAGGTTTGCCTGAAAGGTTCTGTCGAAATATGACCTCGGCGCACTGTTGGCTTGAGTGATCCCAGAAGTGTTTGCTATCAGGCCAAGGATTGTGGATTTTCCAACGCCGTTATGTCCGCTGATCAGAGTTATGCGAGGGGAAAAACGCAAAGTAATGTCTTTCAGCTTTCGGAATGGCTTTCCGCTGATGCTGAGTTCTTTCAATACTATCCGTGCCTTTGCCACCACTTCCTTCCCCCTGTTGTCCTTTTAACTCGAAATGGAACTTAATCCGCCCATCCGCCAATCCAATGGACACGGCCAATGACCGTTATCGGGTGCTTCTTTGAATCCATAGCCTTCGGCTTCTTCCAGTTGTGGTCGCCGGCAGGGTTGTCGCTTGCGAAGTACACGCCGGCATCCAAGACCATGGCGCGCTTCACGTAGTACTCGGGGTTGGCCTGGCCATCGACCTGGATGACATAGAGCACGCCATCCACGACACGGGTGTCACTGGTGTCGAACAGGATGGCGTCGCCATCCTCGATGGCCGGCTCCATGCTGTCGCCCTTGCCGTAGTAGATGGCCAAGGGGCGATTGAGGATGCCGCGCCGGCGGAGGCTGGTCTTCTTGAACTTCAGGCTATGCGTTTCGGCGTAGTCCACAGCTTCGGAGCCAGCAGCGCCCAGGCCAACGGCCTGCGAGTAGCCGATCACGTCTGCATAGTCGTCATCGCTGACCTTGGCAGTTGCCCGGACCTCCATCGGACCTTTGCCATGCTGGATCCACTCGCCACTGACGCCCAGCACGCGGCTCAGCTTGTCGACGGTTGTGGCCCGGATCTTGTCGGCCTTCGTTGTGCCGTCGAGGATGAAGTACACACCAGCCTTACTGAGTACCTTTTTGGCAATCAGATCGGAAGGGGTCATCCCTCGCAATTCGAGGGCGCGCTTAACGCGTTCAGCCATGGTGTCCATAGAACTAGAAAAATAGGCTGAATTCAGGCTAGAGCGCTTGACAGTCAAGTCTAGATAACTAGACTCAGCGCTCATGGACATGACCAAAGCCGCAGTGAAGGCCGCTCTTGAGATTGAAACGGATGCCGGTTTGGCCGCACTGCTCGGGATCGGGCGGTGGGCCGTCGGCCAGTGGCCTGCTGACAAGGCCATTCCTCAGGCGCGCCAGTGGCAACTCAGGGCTATGCGTCCCGACGTATTCGGCCGAGCCCCCGAAGGGGAGGCGGCCTGAGATGGCCGACCTGCCAGTGGTGAAGATCCACGCAATGGTGGTCACTGCCAATGGCCTGTTCGTGGAAGACGAGCATGGACTCATCGAGCCCGATGAGTTTCTGATCCCGCTGACGGGAGACGCCTGGTTATTGATGCGCCGTTCGGCTAGATCCCGGCGGCATTTCGAAGCAGCAGGAGTGCAGCTGGCCAGCTTTTCAGGCCTGCGTCCACCAACTGCATGGCAAGGTGTTTTGTGGTCTCGGCGGGCAGCTGTCGAAGCTGATCGATCAATCTCTGCTTTTGAGTCTGGGGCAGGTCTGACTCCAGGATCTTCGCTTCGATCAGATAGCGGAGAGTTTCCTCGTGAAGCCTGATGGTGACCACGCCAAGAATGGCTCCGAGCCCGCCGTCGCCTGCGATGAAATCCATTCCCTTCGCAGTGATCTTGGCGAAGGTAAGGGTCAGCCGGCCGTCCAGCCTCCTGAGACGAACCTCCATAAGGCCGTGCTCGGCCAGGTAGGTCGCATTCACCAACAGACGGTTGCCCTCCCCATAAGCCGGCAGGGAGCTGACCTCTGCATCCTCCGGGTACAGCGTAGCCAGCTCCTGCAGAAGCGTCTCTTGAAAGGCCCTGTCCAGCAGTTCCATGTCGCCCTCCTTGCGGGCATTGGCTGTTCGTGTGGAAGCAGCAGCCTATCGCAAGGAGGGCGACCCCCTCACCGAGCGCCATCTAGCCGACCCCCGGGAACGCAATCACAACCCCCGATACCTTCCGTGGCGCGCGCCGGGGCTGTTCCAGCTGCCGCACGACCACGCGGCCGTTCCTTCGACTCACGGCATATGCCCGCCCGCACATGCGGACCAGGTTGATGACGTTGGGCACCGATAGCGCCGGTGCCTGCTTCCTAGCTCTCTTCTCCATGCCGCGCAGCTTGCGACGGCGACGTAACGCAAACCACGTTTTCAGAGGCCGCCCATGAACGTACTCGACGCCGCATTCGATACCGTCCACGACTACCCCGGTGGTGCTGGCCCGCTGGCCGAGCGCCTGACGCGCATCAACAAGGACGGCGAGCGCGTGCCGATGTCCGAAGCCGTGCTCAACAGCAAGGTCAACCCGAACACCACCACGCATCACCTGTCCCTGGCCGAGGCGGACCGCCTGATGGGCCTGACCGGTGACCACCGGATCCTCTACGCCCTGGCCAGCAATCACGGCTATCAACTGCTGAAGATCGGCGCATGCCCGGGACACGGCTCGCTGATGCAGCGCCTGCTGAAGGCGAACAGCGCCGAAGGTGAGGTGGACCGCGTGCTGGAAGAAGCGCTATGCGATGGCGTCATCACGCCCAACGAGCTGAAGGCTGTGTTGGCTGCCGAGATGGAGCGCCAGGCCGCGAGCATGCAGCTGATGTCCAAGCTGCGGGAAATGTGCGAGGCGAGGGCGGCGGCATGAGCACGCTCGTGATGTCGCTGTGTTGGCCGCTGCAGATGCCCCCGACGCCCAAGGCGGTGCTGGTATCGCTGGCCGACAACGCCAACGATCAGGGCGTCGCCTGGCCGTCGTTGACGAAGATCTGTGAGCGCACCTGTTTTGGCAGGACGGCAGTGATCGCCGCCATCCGCTGGCTGGAGGACGAGGGGCTGGTGGTGGCGGACCGGAGCAACGGTCGGCACACCTCCTACACAGTCGATCTGAATGCGGTAAACCAGTTCGCCTCGCGTACCAGTACACCTGCCGAACCGGTACGCCTCGCGAACCCAAACCAGTCCGCCTCGCGAACCAACCAGTCCGCCTCGCGAACCATACCCGTCCGCGAGGCGGACACTAACCGTCATAAACCATCAAGAACCGTCAAAAGCAACCGTCAAGGTAAGTCGCTGGCAGCCGCCATCGGACTGCTACCCGGTTTGCCTGCCGAACTGGTAGCCGACTTCGTGGCGGTCAGGCAGGCGAAGAAACTCCCGCTGACGGGAACGGCGGTTGCAGGCCTGGAGCGTGAGGCGGGCAAGGCTGGGTTGTCCCTGGAGTCTGCCATTCGGCTCTGCTGCGAACGCGGCTGGGCAGCGTTGCGCGCTGACTGGCTTGCTCGCGACGGAGGGCAGGGCATGCAGGCGTCAGCGCAGCTCGGTGCCGGTGGCGATACCCGGGAGCTGCTGTGATGGCCATGCCGCGCTCGCACGGCCAGCACGGCCGCAGCCTGCCCACGGCCATCGAGTCGGAGCAGTACGTGCTCGGCGGTTGCATGAACTATCCCGAGGCCATTGCCCGCTCGAACCTGGAGCCGGGCGACTTCTTCCGCCGGGATCACTCGGTGCTCTGGGGAGAGATGCTGAAGCTTGAAGCCACGGGCAAGCCGTGTGATGCGGTGTACCTGGGCGAGTGGATGGCGTCCCAGGGCATCGGCAATCGTGCCGACCACGCCTACATGATCGAGCTGCAGGCCAATGGCTTCACGGTGGCCAGCGTCACCGAGCACGCCGCCCTCATTCGCGAGCGCGCTGCTATGCGCCGCGCCATCGACATCGGTGACGCGCTGATCGGCAAGTGCATGAACCCGGACGGCGAAGAATCCGTGGCGATCCTCGATGACGCCATCCGCGAGCTGATGCAGCTGACCAAGAGCCGCATGGGCTACGAGCACACGCTGGAGCAGGCGCTGGGCGAGGCTTGGCGCGATGCCGAGGATGCCTATGCGCACAAGGGCGAGGTGCGCGGCGTGCCGTATGGCTTCACCCGACCGGACAAGCGGCTGGGTGGTGCGCACGGCGGCGACCTGATCTTCATCGGCGCTCGCCCGTCGATGGGCAAGACTGCGCTGCTGGTGAACTGCGCCTTCCACCAGGGAGGCCTCGGCATCCCGGTGGGCATCATCTCCGGCGAGCAGTCGGCCAGGCAGCTCGCGTCGCGCGGAATCTCAGGCGAGTCTGGTGTGGCCGCCGAGAAGCTACGGAGTGGTGACTTCACCGCTGAGGAATGGCCGCAGCTCAGCGCCGGCATGCGCAGGCTCATTGGCCGCAGCGTTTTCATCTACGACCGCAGCGCGCCGACGTTGGATGAGGTTGTCCGCACGATCCGTCGTTGGAAGCAGGAGCATGGCGTCCGCATTGCGTGGGTCGACTACCTTCAGCGCATCCGTGTGCCGCGGTCGAACAGCCGGGCCGAGGAGGTGGGCGAGGTGGCCCGCACCCTGAAGACCCTGGCGCGCGATCTGGACATCCCAATCGTGGTGCTGGCGCAGGTCAAGGCCGAGGTGGATACCCGGAACGGCAGCAAGCGGCCAAGCCTGGGCGACATCGCCAACAGCGATGAGGCCACGCGCGAGGCCGACATCATCGCGTTCCTGTACCGCCACTGGGTCTACGACCGCGAGAACGGCGATCCGAGCAAGGCTGAATTGAACGTCGAGAAGAATCGGCACGGCCCGTGTGGCCGCTTCGATCTCGGTTTCGACGGCAAGACTATGCGCTTCCTCGATCCGGAGTTGCAGGCCGACTACCTAGACCAGCCGCCGGCACCGCGCCGCGCGCGGAGCGTTCCCGTTGCTACCACTGCCGCAGCCGCAAGGGCAGGTGACCAATGACCCTCACCCCAGCAGCAAAGAAGATCCGCGCCAAGCGCGCCCGGCGGCCGGTGTACCTGCTGGTGCGCAAGCTCATGGACCCGGTCACCAGTGAACTGGTCGGGTGCCTGGTGCCGGCGAACGAGGTTGACGCCCGCCTGCTGCGCGAGCGCAGGTTCCACACCGGCCGCGAGGTGCGCGCCGAGCTGAAGCAGCCCCGCGAGGAATGGCAGCACCGGCTGATCCACAAGATCGGGCAGCTGATGGTCGACAACGTCGAAGGCTGGGAACAGCTCGGCAGCCACGATGCGGTCAAGCGCCTGCAGCGCGAGTCCGGCACCTGCTGCGAGGAAATGGAGATGGATATCCCTGGGCTGGGCCGGTTGATGGTGATGCAGGCCGAGAGCCTGTCATTCGATGAGATGGAACAGGACCGTTTTCAGATCCTGTTCGACGGCATCACCGAGCACATCGGCAAGCGCTACAGCCACGTGATGCTCGACGCGGTGCGCGCCGAGTTTTGGGAGATGGCCGGGACGAATCGGAGGGCGGCGGCTTGAGGACCAAGAACGCCAAGCCAATCACGCCGGCCGAGCACGATCACATGGAAGCCGTGAAGTGGCTCCCCTGCAGCGTCTGCGATGCGCCGCCGCCCAGCGATGCCCACCACATCAATCAGGGCCAGCACTTCACGACCGTGGCCCTGTGCAAGGACTGCCACCAGGGCAGCTTCAACGGCTGGCACGGCCAGAAGCGCATGTGGACGGTCATGAAGATGGATGAATTGAAGGCCCTGAACGTGACGTTGGAGCGGCTCAACAAAAGGAAAGCAGCATGATCACCCTGATCCTACCGTACCCCATTTCCAGTAACCGGTACTGGGCCACGCGGGTGATCCCGAAGAAGCCGAAGCCGCTGGCGATGACCTACGTGACCGACGAGGCCAAGCAGTACAAGGCAACGGTGGCAGCCATCGCTCGCGCCGCCGGCATTCGGCAGCCTCACGCCGGGCGGGTGCACCTGACCATCCGCCTGTATCCGCACCGGCCGCAGGATTGGGCGAAGCGGGCACGCAAGGACCCGTACACATGGGATGACACTGTCCAGTGCATCGATTTGGGCAACTGCGAAAAGGTCCTGTCCGATGCCTTGAACGGCGTGGCCTGGGTGGACGACAAGAAGCACCGCCGCATCCTGCAGGAGCGGATGGAGCCGGACGAGAAGGGCGCACGGGTCGAGGTTGAGATCGAGTTCCTCGCCGCGGCACCGTCGCTTCTGGATGGGGTCGCCGCTTGAGCACCGACCGCATGTGGAAGCGCTACAAGGCCCGAGTCCGCCGCTTGGGCCGGTGCTCGGTGTGTCAGTTCCGGGAGCTGACGGACGGGACGTTCCATTGCGCACGCAACCAGGACCGGCAGGGCAGCTGCGACTCAGACGGTCGGCTGCCGGCGTTCCGCTTGGACGCCGAAGTACTGGACGAGCTGCGAGACGGATAGGGCAGGAGGAGACGATGGCCACGCCGAATCACGACAGCAACCGAGATCCCACGCCGCGCCGGCAGGTGGAGCGCCGCATCAAGCCGGCGTTCTGCCTGGCCGAGTGCGCCACGCTACAGGTGTTGGCTGGGAAGCTGCAGAAGCGGATCCGGCAGACGCTGTATGCGCGTGGTGCAGGGACGATCGTGGCCATCAATGCCGAGGGCGAGGTGTTTCTGTTGATGGCTGGCGAGGCCAGGACGGACAAGTTCTACGCTGAGCACTACGGGATCGTGATGGGCATCTACGCCGAGCTGCCTATGGGTGGCGGCAATGCCACGGTCCCTGACCTGGAAGTGCTGGCCGAGGACATCCGGTTCCACCTGCCAGCCGGGGCGCTGGTCGATGAGCCGCCTGCAGCTGGCGAGCCAAAGCCGGTGCAGCTGGAGCTGGTATTCCCTCCGTTGCATGAGATGGCCATTGCCGCGTAATGGCGGCATGAGCGACCGCCAGACGCCCACAACCATCGAAGCACATCACGGAGCGCCGGCCGGGGCGCTATGGGTACCGGCACGACCAGCGGGCAGGTGTCGACAACAGCCCGCAGCCGACACGGAGGGGGCCGCGTGCGGCCGGTCGGGGGCCATGACCCTCGATGACGCCATGCCTTCCGGGAATCGGCGATTCGCTGCTGCAGGGGGTTGATGATGCCGCCCAAGGCGATCAAGTCCGCTGCAAAGAAGGTGGCGAAGAAGCCGCAGGCGAAGAAGAAGGGCGCAGGCGGCAGGCCCACCAAGTACAAGCCCGAGTTCGCCAAGCAGGCCAAGTTCCTCGCGGACAAGGGCTGCACCGACCCTGAGGTGGCCGCGTTCTTCGAGGTGGCTCTGTCCACCGTCTCCCTGTGGAAGCTCAAGCACCCGGAGTTTTCGGAAGCCCTAAGGCTGGGCAAGGCCGAGGCTGACGGGCGGGTGGAGCGGGCGCTGTTCGAGCGCGCCACCGGCTACAGCCACGCCGACACCCACGTCAGCAGCTACCTGGGCGAGGTCACGCTCACGCCGGTGATGAAGCATTACCCGCCGGACTCCACGGCGATGATCTTCTGGCTGAAGAACCGCAAGCCGGAGCACTGGCGCGACAAGCCTGAGGGCTTCAACGACGACGCACCGCCGCCGGCAGCCGTGACGGTCACCGTGGTGAGCGGCCGCAAACGTGCCAACTCTTAACGAACCGCAGGCGGCATTCCTCCAGCTGCCGCATAAGTTCCGGGCGTTTGTCGGTGGTTTCGGCTCGGGCAAGACCTGGGTGGGCTGCGGCTCCCTGTGCCGGCACGCGTGGGAGTTCCCGCGCATCCCGGCCGGCTACTTCGCGCCGAGCTACCCGCAGATCCGCGACATCTTCTATCCGACCATCGAGGAAGTGGCCTTCGATTGGGGCCTGCGTGCCCAGATCAACCAGTCGAACAAGGAAGCGCACCTCTACGCCGGCAGGCAGTACCGCGGCACGGTGATCTGTCGCTCAATGGACAAGCCGGCCAGCATCGTGGGCTTCAAGGTCGGCAAGGCCCTGGTCGATGAGATCGACACGCTGAAGAAGCAGAAGGCCCACGAAGCCTGGCGCAAGATCATTGCCCGCCTGCGCGTGAAGGCCGACGGTCTGCAGAACGGCATCGACGTGACGACCACGCCTGAGGGCTTCAACTTCGTCTACGAGCAGTTCGAGCAGATCCCCGGGCAGGACCCGAAGAAGGCCGAGCTCTACGGCAAGGTGCACGCCAGCACCTACGACAACGAAGCGAACCTGCCCGACGATTACATCGAATCCCTGTTCGAGACGTACCCGGCGCAGCTGGTGAAGGCCTACATCAACGGCCTGTTCGTGAACCTGGCCAGCGGCTCGGTGTACCCAGCCTATGACCGGAAGCTCAACGGCACGCTTGCCACCATCAACGACGAAGACCGGATCCACGTGGGCATGGACTTCAACGTGCTCAACATGACGGCGGTAGCCTGCGTCATCCGCGCCGGGCAGCCCTATGCCTTGGAAGAGTTCACCGGGGTGCGCGATACGCCGGCAATGATCCAGGCGCTGCGCGAGCGCTTCGGGGATCGTCAGATTGCGGTCTACCCCGATGCCAGCGGCGAGAGCACGCACACCAACAACGCCAGCGTGTCGGATCTGGGCCTGCTGCGGGCCGCCGGCTTCGTGGTTCGCGTGCCGCCATCCAACCCCCGCATTCGCGCCCGCGTGGTCAGCGTCAACGCGATGCTGTGCAACGCCAATGGCACCAGACGGCTACGGGTGAATCCCATTGGCTGTCCGAAGCTGACCGAGGCGCTGGAGAAACAGGCCTTCGATGCCAATGGCATGCCCGACAAGACCACCGGCTTTGACCATCCGCCGGACGCCCTGGGCTACTTCATCCACAGCCGTTTCCCGGCCGTGGCCAGCGCACGCCCGCCGAGCTCCGTTGAACGGCCTCGGGTGATCACGCCTCATAGCCGCCAATGGCTCGAATACAGCGACGCCGCAGCCGACGCAATGCAACGAAAGAGGGAAATGCTATGACCGGTCCCGGCGACCAGCTGGTGGAGGCAATCGAAGCGGACGAGTTGGAGCAGGCGGAAGCCGAGCGCCGCGCAGCTGCCACGCTGGAGGAGGAGGGCGCGGTCAAGTCCTGGCTCAAGCGCATCGAGGAAGCCCGCGAGTTCGACAAGGACGCGCGCAAGGGCTATGCCAAGGACCGCACGTACTGCCAGGAGCGGGCCAACGCCGATGTCTACGACGTGCGCGTGCCTATCGCCGGCACCTATGTCGGCATCCTGACCACCTTCCTGTACGCCCGCGACCCGGATACCAGCGTTGACCTGGCCGAAGCCGTCTCGGCACGCGTGAAGGCGGATGCCAAGGCGTTCGCCACCACGCTGGAGATCGTCATCGGCCGTTTGTGGAAGAAGGGCAAGCTCAAGGCCGCTGCCGATCCGCTGGTGCGCTCGGGCCTGAGCGTGGGCATCGGCTGGATGAAGGGCGCATGGCACCGCGAGACCGGCAACAACCCGGCGCTGCAGCAGGAGATCGCCGGTCTGCAGTCCAGCCTGGCCGCCATCAGCCAGCTGCAGGCCGACCTTGCTGAGGGCATCGTGGGCGACGACTCGGCGCAACGCGCTGAGCTTGAGCAACGCCTGCAGCAGGCCGAGGATGAGGCGCAGCGCATCATCTTCAACGCCCTGTGCATCGACTTCGTGCGGGCCGACGATATCCAGGTGGCGCCCGAGTGTGCCTGCCTGCAGAACTACGTGGACAGCCCGTGGATCGCGCAGCGACTGTTCATGCTGGTGGAGAAGGCCAAGGCCACGTACCCAGACGCGGCAGAGTTGCTTGCATCTGCGACGGCCTACTTCCGCGTACCAGGCAAGACGGCCGACGGTGCTGGCTTCGGCGGTGCTGCCGGCGCGGAGCAGGCAGATGCGTTCACCAAGGGCCCGGCCGGCGCCACAGACAGCAGCAAGGCCTGCGTGTGCGTCTGGGAGCTGTGGAACAAGGAAACCGGCCATGTGCTGACCTTGGCTGAGGGCTGCCCGCGCTACCTGCGCCAGCCCTTCAAGCCGGAGCAGCGGACGACCAGGTTCTATCCGTTCTTCAGTTGGGCGGTGATCTGGAACGATGGCGAACGGCACCCGCAGTCGCTGGTCGACCGGTCTCGCTCGCTGCTGGATGAGTACAACCGCACGCGGACCAACTTCCGCACCCATCGCAGCCGCGCCATCCCGAAGACGGGCTTTGACCGCGGGACGATGGATCCTCTGGATGCCAAGAGGCTGGAAGATGCCTCTTCGAACGAGATGGTCGGGCTGGATCTGCAAGGGCAGCGTCCTGACCAGGTGCTGTTCCCGATCAGCTACAACCAGATCGACCCGGCCCTCTACGACACCCAAGTCATCCGCGCCGAGCTGGAGATGATCTGGGGCGTGCAGGAAGCCCTGTCGTCCAGCATCCAGGTGGCCAAGACCGCAACCGAGGCGGACATTCAGCAGCAAGGCACCGAGTCCCGCATCGGCTACGCCCGCGACAGCCTGGACGAAATGCTGTCGGACTTTGCGCGCTACACCGCAGAGCTGGCCATCTCGCCCAACGGCCTGAGCTTCGAGGACGCCGCCGGCATGGCCGGTGATGACGCCTTCTGGGTGAACATGCCCGAGCCCGAGCTACTGGACAGCATGGTCCAGGTGGATATCCGTGCCGGTTCCTCGGGCAAGCCCGCGACGGCGCTGCGCCAGCAGCAGTGGTCGATCCTGCTGCCCCAGCTGCAGCAGGCAGCGATCCAGATCGGCCAGATGCGTGGCGCCTCACCGCTGGACATCGCCAACTGCATCGAGCAGCTGGCCGTCGAGACCGTGAAGCGCGCCGGTGACACCAGCATCGACCCCTACAGCTTCATTCCGCAGGCGCCCCCGCAGATGCCTGGGCTGCCCATGGACCCTGCTGCCGATCCTGCGCTGATGGGCGCGGATGGTCAGCCGCCCATTGATCCCAATGCCATGCCAGACCCGGCCGCGATGACGCCGCCGGCAATCACCCCTGTTTGACCCGACACGCCGCCAGCGAGGAGACACACGTGCGTATTGACCACAACGAACCGGACACCACCACCGCCGTCGAGGATGACGGCTCTGCCGCAGCAGCTGCACAAGCAGCGGCCACCGTCGCCAGCAATGACGGCGCCGCCGACAACGATGCACTCGACGCCTTCAGCCAGGGCGTGGAAGTGGCCCGCGAACAGGAGGTGCGGGAGGAGGGCGGCGCGCCGGCTACTGCCGCCGAGGGCCAGGCAGCTGCTGGTGCTGAAACTGATGCCGCCGGCAGCGAAGCCGTTGGCGCAGCGGCGTCTGCCGGTGGTGCTGAGGGCGAGCAGGCCGGTGACCCTGACGCAGCAGCGGCCGCCGCTGCAGCTGCCTCCAGCCAGCCCGACGCCATTGACGTCGAGATCAAGGACCTGGGCATTGCCAACGAGCGCACGCAGAAGCGCTTCCGCGAACTGAGCGAGCGCGCCGCCGAGGTCGAAACCCTGCGGCCCGACGCCGAGCGCGGCCGGCAGTGGGAAGAGACGATCAAGTCCACCGGTGCCGACCCGCAGCAGATGGGCAATGCCCTGAATTACCTGGCCGCGATCAACTCCGGCGACCCGGCTGCAATGGGGCAGGCCTACGACTTCATGCAGCAGGAAATGGCGTGGCTGGCCAAGCAGTTGGGTCGACCGGCGCCGGGCTACGACCCGCTGGCCGAGCATGCCGAGCTGGCCAAGCAGGTGGCCGACGGCGACATGACGCGCGCAGCTGCGGAGGAACTGATTCGTACCCGCCGCGCCACCGCGCTGCAGCAGGACAGCCAGCAGCGCCAGCGGCAGCAGGCCGAGCATCAGGACATGGCGCAGCAGGCTCATCAGGACGCGCTGCAGCAGGTCGGCGCACTCGGTCAGCAGTTGCGCGCTGCGGACCCGCAGTTCGAGGCCAAGTTCAAGGCCATCCAGCCGATGGTCTCTTTCATCCAGAAGACCATGCAGCCCCAGCAGTGGGCCGAGGCCATCAAGCAGGCGTACCTGGCCGCGCCTGCACCGGCTGCAGCGCCTGCAGCGCCTGCACCGCGCCAGCCTGCAGCAGCACCGAACAACCCCGCGCGCGCCACCGGCGTGGACCTGAGCAAGGCGCCGACGAAGGAGAACGCCTTCGACTTCGGTGTAGCGGCTGCCAAGGCGCAGGGCCGATGATGCGCCGCCATCCCCTCGCGCTCGCCATCTGGCGGGTGCTCAACAACTGGAGCAACCAATGAACGACCAGCAGATCGAAGAGGAAATCCAAGCCAAGGGCCTGTCCGCGCCGCGCGTGACGCCTGCTGACGTGGAGGCGGCCATCGTTGGCGAGACGTATACGGTTCTGCCGAATGGCCGCAGTACCGTCTGCCAGCTCACCTTGGACAACGGATTCACGGTAGAAGGCATCTCGGCTGCTGTGAGCATCGAGAACTTCAACGCTGAGCTGGGCAATAAGATCGCCCGGCAGAACGCGGTGAATCAGGTGTGGCCGCTGCTGGGCTTCCGGCTGCGCGACGAGCTGGCCCGCCCGGTACTGACCGATGCTGACGCTGCTGCCGACCTGGCCGGAACCCCGCGTCCGTCCGCATAACCCCGTTGACTGGCACGCCGGCTGGCGCATATTGCGATCCAGCCGGCCAACGCCGGCATCGCGAGTGACGTAAGCCGGGTTCGCCGCCGGTAGCGCTGAAACGAGAGTCGCGCCCTCGGAACGCGAGAGACCACGCCCATTCGGGCTTCCTCTTTCCCTCCGAGGTGCGATATGCCTTTGACTCCCGCCCAGTTGGCCAGCGGCGCCAACTACCAAATGCAGTCCTATGCGACTGACGACCCCATCGACCAGTTCACCAGCGAGCGCCCGCTCGCACAGTGGCTGATCGGCAAGAAGACCGAGACGGTCTTCGGCAACGGCATCTTCAACGAGAAGGTGCGCTTCACCAACGACAGCAACTACCAGAACTTCTCTGGCGACGACCAGGTCACGTTCAACCGGAAGGACACCGTGCGTCTGGCGCCGTACCAGCACTACGAGGCGCACGACGGCTTCAGCCTCAACGAAACCGAGCTGGCCAACAACGGCATCATCCTGACCGACGACAAGTCGGCGCAGATGACCGATGCCGAGAAGATCCAGATCGTGGACAAGCTGCAGGAAGGCTGGACCACGCTGAAGGATGGCTTCCAGGAGAACTGGGACCGCGAGATCCATCTGGACGGCTCGGCCAACCCCAAGGCCGTGCCGGGCCTGGACGCGCTGGTCAGCACCACGCCGAACGCCGGTGTGATCGGCGGCATCGACGCAAGCACGGCTCCGTGGTGGCGTAACTGGGCCTCGATGGGCATCAGCACCGCGACGCCCGGCGACCTGATCTCCGCGATGGAAACGCTGTGGCGCCAGACCATCACCTACGGCAAGTTGGGCGCGCCCGACTTCATCGTGGTGGGTTCGGCGATGTACGACGCCATCCAGGCCGACGCCTTGAAGGTCATGGGCCGCCAGATCACCCTGGGCCAGTCGTCCACCGGCGGCGTGACCTTGGACCCGAGCACCAAGGCGCTGGCCTTCAAGGGCGTGCCGGTGGTGTGGGATCCGACCTTCGATGCTCTGGATGAAGAGCTGGGTGCGATCACCTACCCGTGGAAGAAGCGAGGCTACTTCCTCAACAGCAAGGCCCTGCGCCTGCGTCCGGTGAAGGGCCGCTGGATGATCCGCCGCACCCCGCCGCGCGTGTACGACCGCTACACGTACTACTTCGGCCTGACGGCGGACTACGGCATGACCTGCCGCAAGCGCAACTCGAACGCGGTTTTCAGCATCGCCTGATCACCCCCAACGTGCCGGCGGGGATGCCTCGCCGGCCAGGAGAAAGAAATGCCGAACACCATCACCGTACAGGGCACGAACATCGTCGCCCTGAAGAAGACCCCGCTGCTGGGCGGGGAAGGGCGCGAAGGCCTGGCCCATCTGGGCGGGAACGCCTCGGTCACCACCGGCGTGCTGCTGCAGGGCCATCCCGGCTTGGCCAGTGGCGCAACCCCGGCCACCGGTGACGCCGGCTGGGTCACGCTGCTGAGCGCCACCGCCACGCAAGGCCCGGTTGTCGAGATCGCCGACCTGCCGAAGTTCGTCAAGCTGGGCGCGGCTGCAACCGGCCCCATCACCCTGGAGGGCGTGCAGTAATGGCCAAGTCCATCTCCCTGATTTTCGTCACGCTCCTGATCGACCGTGATGCCAGCACCAAGTTGCCGACCACCGTGCCGGAATATGAGCAGTCCATCCTCGAAGAGATCTACGGCGAGGAGCTGGTGACCGAGTTGTCGACCGAAGAAGTGCAGGTGGACGACTTCGATGTCGGCATCGCCTTCGCCGGCCTGGTCAAGAAGTACGGCGGCAATGCGGATTCCGACGCGGCGCGCGCCCGCTACTTCAACCGCGAGCGTGACCTGGAGAAGTTCATCGGCAACCGCCAGCCGAAGGCCGGCAAGTCCGCACCGGCGACCGCACCGGCCAAGACTGCGGCCGAGAAGAAGGCTGCCGAGGCTGCGGCCAAGGCCGGCAAGTCCGCACCGGCGGCGACCGACTTCGCCGAGCTGCTGGCCGGTGATGTGGCCTCGATCACCGTGAAGCTGAAGGACCTGACCGATGCGGACCTGGTTGCCATCGAAGCGGCAGAGACCGAAGGCCAGGCACGTGAAGATCTGCTGGCCGCGATCGATGACGAGAGCGAGTCCCGCAAGCAGTAACCCGACCCGCTGGCGGCGGTGACGGCGGCCGGTCGGGGGTGACTCCGGCCGGCCTTTTCTTTGGAGGAATTCCAGATGCTTGATGTCCACGTGCTGGTGATGGCCTACACCCCAGCCGAGATCGTTGCTCAGTGCCGGGCCTCAATCGAGGCTTCAGCCGCGCAGGCTGGCTACCCGGTGGCCGTGCACTTCCTGCCTGGCGTTGTTGGGCATCTTGGGCGCGCCCGCGCGAACGGCTACGCCATGGGCTCGTATCCCTACGTGACTCATGTGGATGACGACGACTGGTTGGAGCCTGAGGCATTCGCAGCTCTTGCGGACTTCTTGGCCAATGGCGTGGAGGCCGTCACCACCGGCGAGAACCACGTGCACGCCGCTGGCACAGTGCCGGCGCCAGAGTCGCGGCATCATCTGGCCGTGTTTCGTCGGGAGTTCGTCCAAGGCCTCGGCTATGCCAGCTTCCGGTTCTACCCAGATCAGTACCTGCTGAGCATGTGCGAGCCGTTCCACGTGCCGGCCTGCCTCTACAACCACCGGATCGACACCAACAGCGGCAGCCGCAGGCAGCGCCGTGCCAATGCCGGCGCCGCGCGCCGTGAGCTTGCTGCGATCCGTCGCCCTGACCTTGCCGTGCTCGAAACCGCCTCTCCGGCCGAGCTTGCGGCTGCCATCGACCGAGAAGTGAGGAGCCGCTGATGGCCAATCTCCTGAACAATCCCGACCTTTGGAGCGTCACCGGCGCCGACTTCACGGATGGGGCCTGGCATTTCAACATCGACGGCGTTCACTCCGAACGGCCCAACGGCAACCTAAAGACGATTGATGGTCCCGGCACGGGGAACATCGTCGCCGGCACAGTTACCTACGACGTGTCGAATTATGATTCGTTCCGCGACAGTCTCTATTTCGTTGTGTACGTCAGCGGCACCTATGGCGACAGCCAGCTGATTTACTCGCCCAGCGACACACTGCCGAAGTCGGGGAGCTTTGATTTCAGTTGTTCGACCGATGGCGGGGATTACATCTCCATCGGCATGGGGCGTGATCCGATCAGCGACCCTGCCGTGAACGTCACTGACCAGTACATCAGCATTGGCGAGTTCTCGATCACACCGATGGCAGACCCGCCAACCCCTGGTACTCGCTACAACTGCGAGTGCGACGACGGCCAGCCGACGGTCACGCTGCAGCAGATGCGCAACCGTCTCGCGCGCCGGCTAGGGTTCTCGGTGCAGGTCAGCATTGGGATGCTGCCGCCGGGCATGCCGGAGCTGCTGGACGATTTCATCCGTAGCACGCATGAGCTGATGTACCACCGCTACTCGGTGATGCGCCTGCGCCGCATGTTCACCTGGGACATGGTGGCTGGGCAGCGGTTCTACGATATCGACGGCAACCGGGATGACTGCCCGCGCATTCTCAACCCGGACAAGCTCGAATGGGTTGGGATCTCACAAGGGGATTCGAGCTGGCGTCCGTTGGTCTGCGGCATCAACCCGGTCCTGTATGGCTCGGCTGCCGCTGGCATTCCCTCGCACTACGAGATCCGGCAGTGCATCGAGGTGTGGCCGGCGCCCACGGACGACGCCTGGCAGCTGCGCATCAAGGGGGATTTCGGCCCGACCACGCTGGAGGCAGATGACGACGTGCTCACGGTCGACCCCGAAGCCGTGTTCCTGCAGGCGCTGGCCAACGCCAAGGCGCATTACGGCCAGGCCGATGCCGCCAACTACGCCAGCCAGGCCACCGCTTACGTGCGCAGCCGTGTTGCCGGCTCGCACCAGACGCGCCGGTACATCCCCGGGAGCTGCGTGCAGCCGCCGGCCGTGCGTCCGCTGCTGAAGGAGGATTGAGCATGCGAACCCAGGCACTCACTGCGGTAAAGGCGGGCATCACCCGTTTGCGGGACAAGGGCGGCGCCTCGGCGGACTCGGTCTACGACCTGCTCAATGGCTACGTGACGGCGGCACGCACTATTGCATGCAGGCCTGGGACACGGATCGATGTCGAGCTCCCGCCTGGCACGAAGGGTTTGGTGTGGTTCCACAACGTGTGGGTGGCCTTTTCCCACAACGTGACGCCTTCGAGCGACCCCGGAGTGGAGATCGAGGTCATCCGGCATCCGACCGCGCCGCTGACGCCGTTGAAGGAGATCCATTTTGCGCTGCCATTCCTTGGCTATCTCTACGTAGTGGCCGAGTTCGAAGATGGCGAGGTGAGGCACTACTGGCTCGAGAAGGGGGAACCCTGGGTAGCGGGTCGAATCTATCTGCCGGGCACGCTGGTTCGACCCACAACCGATAACGGCCTGGTGTATCGCGTGGAGTCCGACCGTGCCGGCTATGCGCCGTGGGCACCCAACGTGGCCCGCGAGGTGGGCGATATCGTGGTGCCGACTTCGGACAACGGCTATCGGTACGTGGTCAGCGATGTTGTCGGCAGCAGCCCGCGTTCGGGGACCACTGAGCCGGTGTGGCCAACGAATCCAGGTGAGACGGTGATCGAGGATGTCAGCGGCCGGAGTCAGTATGCGGTTGACGGGGATGATGCCCTGGCGCCTCCCGCAGTGCCGCCCTCGGTCTCGGATCGGTATGGCAGCGGCAGCAAGAACACCAGCAGCACGGAGGCACAGTAATGGCATATCCCACTTGGCAGCCCGGGACGCTCTACCAGCCTGGCGACATTGTTGTTCCGATCACGATGCCTGCGCCGACGTCGGCGGTGGTGGTCAATGGCGAGTTCACCGATGGCGCCAACGGCTGGGACTTCTCGGGTGGCGCCTTCTACTCGGGGCACGTATCGAAGGGCGGCTGGCGCACGTGTGTGGAGCTGCCGGGCAATGTGGCCGAGGGCCTTGCCCTCAACGACACGCAGCTGGTTGTGCCTGTCGGCAAGAAGATCACCGCCGCATGCCTGATCGAACAGGGGGCGTCGATTGCTGGCGCAACGCGGGGCTGGGTTGAGGTTCACTGGTTCGGGGCGGGCGATACGCTGCTGCGCGTGGACAAGGGCAACCCGGTCGATGATGGCAGCGGGGGTGCGGTGCACCGGTCCACCTGCGTTTCCACTGCACCGGCAGGAGCCAGCTACTGCAGAACGGGCATCGCGCTGTGGTCGGTGGCGGACCACAACCATTCCGTCTGGGGTGGCAATCTGTGGGTGGAGGGTGCGTTCTCCGGACTGCCTGCGGATCTGGCGTACAAGGCGGTCCAGGCTGAGTCGGGATTCTCGGACTCGAACGAGCCGGCGTGGCCGCCGCTCCTTGGTCAGACCGTGGTCGACAATGAGGTCACCTGGGAGGCAATCTCCGCCACCCGCGTCGAATGGAAGGCCGAGCCGCTGTATGTTGCCGGCGACACCGAGCCGGAGTGGGTGGAAGACATCGGCGGCTTGGTGAAGGACGGCACCGCCACCTTGCGAACGATCTCCAGGCGCGTGGAGGATCCCAAGTGCCCGAACACCAAGATCGTGGCCATCGTCGCATCAAAGGTGTTCTGCGCCGACGACGACATTGTCAGCTACAGCGCTACGGTCAACCCGCTGGATTGGAGCACGACCGACGATGCCGGTTACCTGCCGACCGGCCTCCAGAACTACGGATCAAACCCGGTTGCGGCCATGGGGCTGTACCGCGGCAACCTGATCCCGTTCAACGCGGAGGCGTTTCAGCTCTGGCAGGTCGATGAAGACCCGGCCAGCATGGCGCTGCTGGATGCCTTGCCGATGGGCAGCACCCAGCACCACGCGATGGCCGCTGTGTCGAATGACCTCTTCTTCCTGGCCTCCCAGGGCGTGCGCACGGTCGGCATCGCCGCCAGCAGCACCAACTTCCAGGCCGGCGATGTGGGCATGCCCATCGATCCGCTGGTGCAGGCAGCCATGTTGGGGGCCATTCCCCCGCTGGGCCTCTACTTCCCGGCGGCGGGTCAGTATTGGTTGATGTTCCCCCAGCATGAGCCCGACCGCACCGAGGTCTTTGTCTACACGATGACCCGCATTGGCCAAGTCGGGGCATGGTCCCGCTATGTCTTCCCGTTCGCTGTCGAGGATTGGGCTATCGCCGGGGATGCCCTCTACCTGCGATCAGGAGACCTCGTTCATCGGGTTGACGATTCCGTGCTCGGCGATGAGATCCTCGCGGACATGGGTGGCGAGTTGCCGGTGCGCGACGTGTTGCCGTTCCCGGGCCTGATCCGTTGGCCTTGGCTGGATTTCGGGCAGCCTGGGGTGACGAAGCTGCTATACGGCTTCGATATCGTCGGTACCGGCGCCGTGTCGGTGTCCTTCGGCATCGACCAGACCAATGGCGGCCTGTTCACCCCCGGGTTCGTGGTGCCGGCGGACACGGTGCCCGGCATGGTCATTCCGATGCCACTGGCAGCACCATCGCTGGCCGTCGAACTGCGCTATGACGGCTCCGAGCGATGGCAGTGGAACGCAATCCAGCTCTACCTGCAGGACAGTCGGCCGATGGCCTGATTCCCCGTTGAACCGAAAGCGGGCTGGCCGAGCATATCGGCATGAAAACAGCCCGCCTTCCCTCGAATGTGATCCCCTGCAGGCCCCAGCACCTGATGTACCTGGTGCAGCGCATGCGCGAGGACGAGCGCGCGCAGTTCATTGCGCTCAGCGGGCTCGAGGCGTTCGACGAAGACGCCGCGGTGCGTTGGTTTATCGATGCCGCCAACCAAAGCGGGCGTTATGCGGTGACCGTCCTCAACGACGACAACACCCCGGCGGCTGCCGGTGGCTTCCAGCCCGCCGGCGCGGGCATCTACCAGGCATGGATGGTGGGCACGGCTGAAGGCTGGGCCGGGCAGTGGCGCTCCTTGACCAAGGCCACGCGCTGGCTGATCGACCGCATCTTCGAATCGGGCACCCACCGGGTACAGACGTCCGCCATCACCAGCCGGGAGCTGGCAATCGAATGGTTCGAGCGGTCGCTGGGGTTTCAGCCCGAGGGTGTGTGGCGCCATTACGGCATAAGGGGCGAGGACGTCGCCTTTTTTTCTCGACTGCGAGGTGAGTGATGGGCGGCGGCGGCTCCAGTAAAGCGACGAACAAGGCGAACCAGGCCGAAGGCTTGCGTCAGTCCAACATCAACCGCTCGGTGCAGCAGATCAACCAGATCTACAGCAGCCCGCAGCGCGAGGCCGACATCAACGACTTCCTCGGCGCGAGCCGCAGCTTCTACCGCCAGAACCTGGACCGGCAGAAGGCGACGGCGGACCGCAGCCTGAAGTTCGCGATGGCGCGCAATGGCCTATCCGGCGGTTCGGCGGCAGTTGATGCCAATCGCCAGCTGGGCGAGGACTTCCAGCGCGGGGTGCTGTCTGCTGACCGACTTGCCCAAGGTGCAGCAAACGATCTGCGCAGCGCGGACGAGCAAAGCCGGATGAATCTGATCAGCTTGGCGCAGTCTGGCGCGGACACCACCACCGGCGGGGCGCGTGCCGCGGAGAGCTTGCGCGCCAACCTTGCCGGAGCCAATGCAAGCCTGACTTCGGACGCCCTGGGCGATGTGTTCGGCGGCCTGTCGAAGATCTACGAGACCAGCAGGAACAATGCGGCCGAGCGGCGAGGCAATCGCGATATCTACAACTTGCTCTACACGGCCGGGTTCGGCCAGGGAGGTCGGTAATGGGCGCTGAGGCAATTTGGATCCCGTTGGCGATGTCTGCGCTTGGCGCCGGCATCAATTACACCGAGCAGCGGAAGGTCGCAAAACGTCAGGACAACATCCTGGCCGGGCAGATTCAGCAGAATTCGGCCCGGCAGGCCGAGGCTGACCGTGCCGTGTCCGACACCTTGCGCAACGCAGCCGCCTCCACCAGTGAAGACAGCAGGGGTAGCGCGGCCGCGCAGTACTTGGACCAGGTCCGTGCGGCACAGGCTGGCGCCACGCGTGGCCTGGGGCAGGTGGGTGCCGTCAGCGGCGCCTATCAGCAGGCGGCAAACGATGCAGCCCTTGGCGTTGGCGACTACGCCGCGAAGACTGCCAATCTGATGGCTCGCATTGATGCACCGGCGCAGCAGCGGCAGCAGGAGGCGCAATCCAGTGACCGCCTGCGGAGCGAGCTGGGGCTGATCGGGCGCAAGGCGGCAGGTGACGACTACCTGGCCCAACTGCGCCTGCGCAACGTTCGTGCCAATCCGTGGGCGGGTGTGGCTGCCCAGCTGATGGGCGGCGCGGCACAGGGTATGGCGGGGCGTACAGCGGGCACCGGGGGCATGTCCGGCGCGGCTGCCGGTGGCACGCAGAACTTCGGTAACAACGCGGGCAGCTGGTTTAGTGATCCGTCTTTGTGGAGGAGCGCGTAATGGCTGGCTGGGATGAACTCGGGCGGGTGCTCGGCGGCGGCTTGAATACTGAGGCTGCATATCAACGCGGGCAGACCAGGGCGGCGCAGCTGGAGGGTTTGATTGCCCAGGCTCGAATCAAGAAATCCGAAGCCGATGCGCGGGCGAACCTGCCGGGCGCTTTGACCAAGCTGGATGCACCTGCCGACCTGGCCACCCTGTTTGCCGCCGGCATTGATCCTCGCCAGTTGTCTGGCTACACCGGCGACGTGCAGGAGCAGGGCTTCCGTGGCGACGCAGCCTCGCGCGCGCTCGCCGGCGATTGGGGTGGTGCCAACGCGGCGCTGATGGGCATTGCGAATGGGCCGCAGCAGCTGGCCAAGATTGAGGGCCAGAACCTGCTGGGCAATGTGTTCCTGGAAGGCGGCGGGGGCGTCAGCACCACGGAGCAGGGCAGGGCGGATATTCGCCAGAGCGATGCATCGGCAGCCGCGTCCCATGCCAGCGCCGCTAGCAGCTATGCCACTGCCAACGCCACGCGCGAACGCTTGAACTTGGCGAAGGAGCAGTTTGCGCTGGAGCGTGCCGGCCGCTGGAATCCTAGCGGGAAGCCGGCAACGGGCGCGGTCGGCGCGGGTACAGCTGCAGGCGGCGGCATGAACGGCCGGCAGATCGCAGGCACCTCCATCCAGCGAGAGATGGTCCTCAATCAGGTGGCAGCCCAGACTGGAACGGCGCGATCCGAAGTGAACCGCCTGCTCGCAGAGGGCGACCCGGAGCGCGGCTTGACCGGACCGCAGGCTGTTGCCGACCTGATGCGGAGGAAGGGGGAGCGCTTTTTCCAGGGCAGGATTCTGGGCAACATTCCGCTTCTGTCCGAATGGGCAAATCAGGACTCGTCGCCTTACAGCGAGGGTGCGGCGCGTGGCCAGGCGATGATCAACGACCCAACCGGTCCCATCACCAATTCGGACGTGGAGGGGGCGCGCGTAACGGTGCCCAATTTCCGGCAGCCGATCGGCGTGCAGTCCAATTTGGTTGAATCGTTATTGCGGTCTTCGATGCCCGCTGCCAACGATGTGTTCTCTGGCGCAACTCCACCTCCCGGTGGAACCCCGGCACCAGCTCCCGGCACACGTCGCCGGTACAACCCGGCTACCGGGAGGATCGAGTAATGCCCATCGAGATCGAATTGCCCGACGGCACCATCGCCGAATTCCCGGACGGCATGCCCGATGCTGAGATCGAGGCTGTCATCCAGAAGCAGTTTCCGGCGCCGGCTGCAGCGCAGCCCGAGCCCGCCTACCGCGCAACGGATGCGATGAGTGGCCTTGATCGTTTCCGGGCCGGCATTGGTAAGGGCCTCACGGACGCAGGGGAGGGCATTGCCCAGGCTGTGGTTGACCAGGCCAGCCGCCCGATTCCCGCCTTGGCTGACATCTTCGCCAACATCAACCCAGAGATCGCCTCACAGGTTGAGCAGACGTTGCTGCGCCCCCAGAAGGCAATGCGAGAGCATGTGGCCCAGCGCAGGGCCGGCGATGAAGATCTGATGTCGACCGGAGCCGGTAAGGTGGGTGATCTTGTTGGCGCCTTTGCCGGTGCGGCGCCGATGGGCGGCGTGGGAGTTGCAGCCAGGGGCGTCAGTGCCGCGCGCGCCATCGGACAGAGCGCTTTGGCCGGTGCATTTCAAGGCAGCCTGCAGCCTGTGGTCAGCAATGAAGAGCGCCTGAAGAACAGCACGCTGGGCGCCGCGTTTGGTGGTGGCCTGTCGGCGGCCGGCCGCGGCGTAATGCGGGTGGCGGAGGAAGTGCTGCCCTCGAACACGCTTGCCCGCGTGATGAACTACTTTGGTGACCGGGCCAACAAGACGCCCTATGCAGCTGAAAGCGAGGCGCTCGCGCAGCGAACCGGAATCGACTTTACGCCAGGCATGGTTTCCGGCGGCAAGGCCCAAACCGCCATGGAGAATATGGCTCGGCAGAGTGTCTTCTCGGCAGACACCGCGTTCCAAGCGGACGAGCGGATCGCGAACCAAGCGATCCAGAACGTGCGCAACGTGATGGACCGTATCAGCCGTGACGATCTCTCGCCGCAAGGGATTGGCGAGGGCATCCAGAACACCGTGCGCAGAGCGGTGGAGCAGATTGCCGAGAGCCGCGAACAGACGGCAGCCAGGCAGTTTGGCGCCATTCGCGACATGGTCGGGGACAGCCCGGTGGTGGACTATGCGACCACCAAGAAGGTGCTGCAGGACATCCTTGGGGAATATGGCGATGTGATTGGCGCAGAATCCGGCAAGATCCGAGCGCAAGCCCAGGCGATGCTGGACGAGATCATGCAGAAGGGCGCAGGTGTGTCGCTCGACGCTGCACGCCGCTCGAGAGGGGCCTATGGCGCCGCCGCAAGGGGTAGTGCCAACGTATTCCAGGACATCAACCCTGCCGTGGACCGTCGCCTGGCCGCGCGGATGTATGGTGCCATTTCCGATGACATGGACGCCGCTGCAGGAAGGATTGACGAAGCAGCCGGTTTTGGTCGGCAAATCCCGGTTCCGGAAGGCGTGCAGGTAACTCGTCCAAGCGAGATGCTGAAGCAGGCCAATGATGACTACCGCCGCCACTCCCAGCTGCTTGAGGCCGTGAAGAACAGCCCTCTGAAGCGGCTGCTTGGCGACGAATACAACGTCGAAGACTTCATGACCGTGAATACCCTGCCGCCAGAAACGGTGATTCAGCGGATGGGGTCGATGAAGCCATCTGAGCTGAATATGGTGCGGGACTTCATGGAGAAGAATGCACCTGATACCTGGCAGCAGTACAAGCGAATGCTGGTCGATGATGCACTCAGCGCAGCGGAGTCGGCCCCCACGTCGAGCGGTGCCAACCACGTGCCGTTCAACGCAAGCGGGTTCATGCGGGCGCTAGGCGGCGACAAGCCTGGCAAGGTGGATCAGTTGCGCGCCATCTTCAATCCGGGCGAGATGGCGGAAGTGATGGACGCGATGCAGGCTGCGCGCCGGCTGGGCGACAAATTTGGGGCGAACTTCAGCGGTACCGGCCCCTATGCTGAGGTGGTCCAGGCGTCGACTGGCTTCGTGGATGCGATCAAGAATGCCAGCCTCAGGGGCATTGCTGGCGCTGCTTCGCCCGTAATAGGGCTGCGTGGCGTGGCCCGGATGATGTTGAACTCAGACGGGCGCCGGGGCCTGATCGAGCTTGCGAAGCTGCCACCTGGAAGCAAGCGAGCCAATGACCTGGCGGCGTACCTGGCCAGCGTGGCGGCGGTGCGGGCGGATTCAGGGGATGAGCCGTTGGAGATCGAGGTAACTGGCGGCCAGCCTGGGGCAGCACCGACGCAGGAAGAGATGGAGGTCTTGCGCGCCCAAAGTCGGGCCAATGCCCAGCTGGGTCAGTAGTCAGCGGCTACGGTAACGGCGGGTGTGCCACCACCCGCCAGCGGTCAGGGCTAGCACAATTGCCAGAACGGCTATGGCACAGCAAATCGCCCAGGCTCCAATGGTGGGCAGCACCCAATCTGCTGCGTTTCCATATGTGCGCGCCCTTGTCGCGGCGATCACTGGAACGCCAATGCTGATGATCCCCACCCAGCGAGCCGCCCAATACCCGAACTTCGCCCGGACGTACTGCCCGATGGTGGTGGGCACGATCTCGGCGTCTTGGATGTCCTGATCCCTGGTGCTCACAAAAAAGCCCTGTCCCTGCGGAGTTGGCAGGATAACAGGGGTTTCTTGGAGTTGCCTTTCAGAACGGGATGTCCGAGTCGTCCGCGAAGTCGTCGGGAACAACTGCCCGTGTTGGCGAAGGGATCTGAAGCCGCCTAACAGGGCGCTGCTGAGACACCAGCGTTACACCCGCTGCCGACAGCTCCGCGTCCGTCAGGCCGCGAACAATGTTTCGCTCAACTGCCTCGCTCAATAGCGGCGCAATTTTTTCCCATTGGGGAAGCAGTTCGGGCCAGCGGAACGCGCCGAAGTCTGGGTACTGCTGAGTTTTCCAGAAAGCGGCCGTGTCCTTGAGGACCTTCCAGATACGGGATTCCTCGAACGTCAGGAGTTGTGGCTTGGCTATCGCCAAGGCAACCAGGCGCTCCACTTCATTCAGTTGCCACAGGCTATCCAGAGCTTCGTCCAGATGGAGCGCGGAGCGATTCATGTCCGAGTTGTCGAAAACTTCGCTTTTGAAGGCCTCTTGCAGAACCCACTCCACGACGCCGGTAGTTGACCGGCGCTGGATTCGAGCCAAAAGCTCCAATCCGTAGCGCGAGCGGGGGTCGATGCGAATCGACAGCGCCTCGGTTTTCCGGTCAGGAGTCTTCTTGGGGGGGGATTTTTTGGTTGCCATAAAAGGTATTTCTGGTCACGGCCTGCGTGCCTTTTATCACTGAATGATCGGCGTTGTCTCAATGTGTTGACAAGTACATACAATGTTGTATCGTCTATGCACGCTCGGAAAGGCCAGGGCGTACTCCCCTAAGCACACAGAGGTGCCCCGTGAAGGAAGAACCATTGGTAGTAGTGGCGATTCGGGTTCCCGTCGCCTTGAAAGGCTGGCTGCAGGACAAGGCCAGGGAAGAGGATCGGTCCGTGAACTACGTCGCTCGGCGGCTCATTGAGCGCGAGATGGCTGCGAGCGAGGAGAAGGTCGCATGAACATCGTCACGATCAACGAAGTCGAGTTGCCCGTACTCGAGTACTACGGCGAACGGGTTATCACGCTTGCTCAGGTCGACGCAGTTCATGGGCGCGCTTCTGGTACGGCAGGAAGAAACTTTCGGGAGCATCGCGAGCGCTTTCAGGATCGCGTCGACTTCTTCGAGGTCACTGAACCCGACGAAATTCGTCGGCTTGGCCTCAAGCGTCCTCAGGGCGGCACGCCGGATAGGCTGATCCTGCTGACCGAGACCGGCTACATGATGCTCGTCAAACCATTCAACGACGACTTGGCCTGGCAAGTGCAGCGTCAGGTGGTGACAGGGTATTTTGCGGCGCAACGGATGATCGCTGCAGCGCCTGTGGCGTTGACCGGCTATGTCGCCGATGGCTGCGCAATCATCGAATCCGCCTCCCGCTCACTGAGGCTGGCCCCTTCGGCCACCCTTGGCATGTACCACCGTCTGGCGGATAAAGCTGGGCATGTGGACTTGCTGCCTGCGTATGCGGTGGATGCGCCGACCAATGACGACGGCGGGAGCAGCGAACCCACCATGGCGCTGACCAAGCTGTTGACTAAGTACGGCATTTCCTTGAGTGCGCAGAAGGTCAATGCACTGTTGCTGAAAGCAGGGCTGCTGGAGACTCGGTCAAGAGCCTCATCCAAAGGCGGCGAGAAGACGTTCAAGTGCCTGACCGAAGCGGGGATGCTCTACGGAAAAAACGTTACAAGCCCGCAGAATCCGCGCGAGACGCAGCCGCATTTTTACGAATCGGAGTTCCAGAAGCTGTTGGAAGTCATCGGTCTGAGCGGGCTGTTGGAGGCCGCATGAGCAACGTGATTCAGATTGGCAGTGCCGCTAACGAGGCACCGCCATACCTTACAGCCCATTGGGAGGGGAAGGGGCGCGCTCTAGCCGCAGAGGTGGCGGCTCGGTACGCCAAGGACAAAGCGCAAGGCGTTGTTGTGTGCTTCAGTGCGGTGGACTCGCTAATTGGTGACCTGAGGCAAGTTGGATGCGCTGAGCATTGGCATGCAGAACTGGCTGCTTTCATCGAGCATCTGCTGGAAATGAAGGCGGCCTAGAACAAAGCGGCCGAACGGGGTGCTCTAACACCCCGCCGGCCTTCCACAGACGTTCGATAGGAGAACGACCATGGCAAGCGGAATCATAGCGGGTAGCAGTGAACGCGAGGCGCAGCTGGAACTTTGGATGCGCCGGAACCTGGAAGAGCTGGACAGCTTCAGCGGGATCTTTCTGCAACTGGGCGCGCTGTTCCACGCCCTGAAAGACGAGAAGACCAGGGCCGATCACTTGGCCGAACTTGGGCAGTACGTCGCCGACGATTGGGCCAATACGGTGGACCTCTGGAAAGAGGAGCTGCAGGGGGAGTTGCAGAAACTGGCTGACCCACTGTTGGCTAAAGCCGCCTGACCAACCAACGCAATTTTGCGTCCGTTGGCCGCCTGAAACGACGAACCCCGCGAGAGCGGGGTTCTTTGTGCTACTTCGCGATTGTGGCAAACAGGGGTGAATCGCCTTGCTGCGCTCCATCCCTCGCTAGCCAAATTTCGTAGGAATCGAAAGTTAGGAACGGAGGACTCCAATCACGATCAATTGGCGTTACATCCTTCCCTTGAAGGCTAAAGGCATAGACGTCTTGGTGCGAGCCAAGAATGTGGCCCCAAAACGCGATTTCACCGTTTGAGTTAACCGTAATTACGCCAACTGGTGTTTGGTGGATGGGATTTACTCCCCTGGGGTCTTTCAGACGGATCTGAATTCCATGGGTTGGCTTTACGGCCAAGGAAATCTCCTTGGGGACGCCGCTGATTTGTCCTGCTCGCTCGCCCGTTAGCCAAAAAAGCTGCTGGACCGGGCCATTCTCAGGCTCAAACTGGCACCGGAGTGCCCAATCTCCCCTCAAAAGTACAAGGGTGCCAATTTCCGCATCTTGAGCTGCAATGCGAGTGAACGCTTCTGCTGGAAAACTCACTACCTTCTCCTTGGTTGTGGAGCGGGCACTATGGACTAGGCGGGTAAGATTTGGAACCTCGCTCAAAGTTCGCTCGTTTTTGTTGGCGGCAAGCCATAGAATTCGCCTCCTAACAGGAGGGGGATCATGATTGAGGAAATGAAGAATGCGGCAGGCGAAGCGCTGACGGCGGGAAAGGAAACTGTAGTTGGAAGGCTTGCGAGTCCTGTATTGGGGCCTTTTCTTTTGACTTGGGCGTTCTTCAACTATCGCCTTTTTTTTGTCATGTTCTCAGACGAGAAAATAGCTGAGCGCTTCAGGATGGCGGATGATCTAACTGTCCCGTGGAAGGATTGGATTCTGTCGCGAGGTTTTTTTTGGCCAGTTTGTGCAACGGCGGCTTACGTCCTTGTGCTCCCATGGGTTGTAGAAGGAGTCCATCGCTGGAATCTTTGGATGAAGCGACGTATCAGAGAGGCGGAATTGAAATCGTCCGGCCAAGAGCTACTGACTAAGCCGGCTAGTAAAATGATCTATGCGCAGATAGATGCTCAGAAGAAGGCCGTCCGCGATCTGGCAGATCGGGAGCGCGCTGCACGGATCAGCTGGCTAGGCTGGAGGGCTATAGCCTTAAGGACCCTGGATGTCGACATCAATTTTAAGGAAAAGGCGCTGTTTGCATATCTTACGTCGGCTGAATTTGAAGTGCGGAGCGACGTGCGCGCTTCGGGACTCATGGGGAACATGAAGCTGGATGATCAAGGTAATGCGAGTTTGAATTCTCCATTTCTCAATGGGAGTCGCTCCGTTGTCTCTTGGTCGATGAGCGGCTGCGAAGTCGTGCTGAAGGATTCGAACGGAAGTGAAGTTGGAAAGCTCGTATTTAGACCAGAGCTGGGTGGTGCGCTGAATGGGCATATAAGGTCCGAGAGGGTCTTGATTTCTAGTCCGGAGCTAGAACTTCCGGCTTGATCTGCCCGTTGAACCCCCTGCCTGCCGGCTCAGCATGTCCCCATTCCAACAGGGGCATGCAGACAGATGGCCGAGATTTCAGAGACCCAAGCAGGTGGGCGCAACGTCCGGGCATTCCTAGACATGCTCGCCTGGTCCGAGGGCACCGATAACGGGCGGCAGCCCACGCGGGACCGCGGCTATGACGTGATCGTCGGTGGCCAGCTGTTCCGCGGCTACGCCGATCATCCTCGCGTGCTGGTCGACCTACCGAAGCTACGCATCCAGTCCACGGCTGCCGGCCGCTACCAGTTGCTGCGCCGCTACTACGACGCTTACCGCAAGACGCTCAATCTTCGCGACTTCTCCCCGCTGAGCCAGGACCTGATCGCGCTGCAGCAGATCCGCGAGCGCGGGGCACTGCGGTTGATCCAGGCCGGGAAGATCACGGAGGCCATCGCCAAGGTGCGGAACATCTGGGCGAGTCTGCCGGGCGCCGGGTATGGCCAGCATGAGCAGAAGCTGGACCGGTTGCTGGACGTCTACCGGCAGGCCGGCGGGGAGGTGTCTCCGTGATGGAACACGCTCCCGCTGCAACCGCGCCTTGGTGGGCCGCTGGCGGCCTGTTCGCCATGTGGGCTGTCCGCGAGATCTGGGGCGTCCTGAAAACGCGGAAGAAGGATCGCACCGAGACGGACGCGAACATCGACCTTCTCAACCAGCTCCGCGAGGGCCTGGCTTCCGTGGGTGAGCGACTGAAAATCACGGAGGAGGGGCATCAGCAGCTGCGGAAGCGACTGGAGGAGGAGATTACGTTGCGGATGCAGGCCCAGGAAGAAGCCCATCGGCTTCGCATGCGGGTGCAAACGCTGGAATCGGCGATGCGCAAGGTTGGCGCGGTGATCCCGCCGGAGGCCCCATGATCAACTTCGATCCGCTGCGGCCATACGCCAACCTGATCCGCTGGGCGCTGATTGCCCTGCTGGCCATCCTGCTGCTGGTGCTGGGCTATCGCTGGGGCGCTGGCCACTGGAAGGGCGAGTACACGGCCGAGGTTGCCGCGCGGGCAGCTGACAACGCAGGCCATTCCGCGACGCTGCAGCGCCTGGCTGATGCCTCTGCCCAGGTAGCGGCCAAAGCCAAGGCCGCATCCACCGCCCTGGCCAAGAGCCGTGCCGAATCCGACGCCAACTACCAAAAGGCCCTGACCGATGCGAAACGCGCCGAACGTGATCTTGCTGCTGCTCTGCGCCGCGGCGATGTGCAGCTGCAGCCGAAGTGGTCCTGTCCTGCGGCCGGATCCGGCGCCGGTGGTTCTGCCGCCGATGCCGGCCAAGCCAGTGCCGCAGGGCGCTTCAACAGCGCGGCAAGAATTGTTGCTGCAGCCGACGCAGACGCAGCGCTGATTACCTGGCTTTGGGATAGCTGGAAGGCGGACCGAGATGCGGTGATTGCCGCAGGGTGCGCCGTTGAGGCTGCGCGCTGATGGCCGCTCGCAAGATCAAACTGAAGGACCAACTCGGGCGCGTTGTCCGCGTTCCGATCGCGACGGCCACGCCAGCCCCGACGACCCCGCCGGTTACTCAGCCAGAGCCCGCTCGGCCTGCAGCAACCGTCTGGAAGCTGATCCGCGAGATCCCGGCGAACATCCAGAAGCTGGCCAAGCTGCTGGGCACAGGCTTCACCACGCGCGGCCCGGACGGCGAATGGTTCCAGCGGCAGATCGAGGCGGGCGAGGGCATCGATGTTGCCGACGGCGATGGCGTTGCTGGAAACCCGACCATTGGCCTGGCCGAGCTGGCCGATGCCGGCGGCGGCGCGTTGCAGAAAACCCTGCGCGACGACTACGGGCGCTTGGCAGGAACCAGTGCGGCGACCACGTCGGATCTCGCCGAGGGGGGCAACCTCTACTTCACGGATGAGCGCGCCGATGCGCGGGCATCTGCCGCCGTCGCGGCCCACGTCGCTGCACCCAATCCGCACCCGCAGTACCAGCCTGCTCTCCCCGCTGGGACAACGGGGCAGTTTCTGCGCGGAGACGGTGCATTCACAAGCTCGTTGACCGGGTCGCTTTCCCTGCGAAGCCTCAATGATGTGGTGAACGCGACCGGCCTCACCATCGCCGGGTATTCGTCAGGGACTGCTACCGTTGGCGTGGCATCAAATGGGCGACTGCAGCTAGTAAATTCGCAGCTGACGGACACTCTTGTGGACATTGACCCCCAGCCGTCCGATTCAGTTTCGACCAGCCAATTCCGGTTCTTCAGAAATGTGACAACCACGGGCAGTTCCCGTTTCATTGTCTACCTGGGGAACGGAACGGCAAGCACCAACGCTGCGATTGCAGGCAAAGGGGCTGACTCATATGTCTGTGCAAATAACGGGAACTTTGGCGTAGGCACTTCTACGCCGACGCTCGCAAAGTTGCAGGTAAATGGCGATTACGCGCCGCATGCTGACAACACGTTCTCAAGCGGGATATCGTCGCGTCGGCATAGTGTGGTCTATGCGGGCACTGGCACGATCAACACCTCAGACGCGCGCGAGAAGACGCCGGTTCGTCCGTTCACTCCTGCCGAGCTAGCAGCAGCGGTAGAGCTGGGGCGTGAGATCGGGGTTTATCAGTGGCTGGCGATGATTGCCGAGAAGGGCGGCGCGGCCCGTCAGCACATCGGCATGACGGTGCAGCGGGCTATCGAAATCCTGCGCTCGCATGGCCTTGACCCGTTCGACTACGGCTTCATCTGCTACGACGATTGGGACGAGCTGCCCGAGATCCGGAACGAATGGGCGGCGCTGCCACAGGTCGTTGATGACTTCGGTGATGTGGTGCAGGAGGCGCGCGAGTCTGGATTTGAGATCGTGCAAGAGCATCGCCCAGCAGGCGACCGCTACAGCTTCCGGATGGACGAGCTGTTGGCGTTCATTGCACGTGGACTGGCCCACAGGTTGGATACCGTGGAACAGAGGCTGGCGGCGGCTGGCCTCTAAACGAACCCCTGAATGTCTGGGTTTAAGGACTAGTTGCGTCGGTTTGAAGCTGAGCCCAAAATTCGATGAGATCGTGGAGTGCCGGTGATCCGATTTCGCCATCAATCTCCTGGAGATGATCGGCCTCACGCATCCAATGCTGTGTGCTGATCTTCTGAAGCACGCTGTCCTCTACCTCTTTGCAACCCATGTTCCATTGTGTGAAGTAAGGGAGCTCGATGGGGTAGTGGTGAAGCTCTATCAGGTCGTGATGTAAAACCGATGAGCGTATCCGACCATAGATGCGTTCGACGCCTTCCGTGGGCCCTTCGAAATACTGGAAGAACCGCTTTCCGTCGTACAGCAGAACTCCCGTCACGCCTGCAATCTGATTGTGGGCACGCGCGTCGACCAAAAGGTGGTCCAACTGGTCTGCGGTCAACCCTGAAATAGCCGTGCTTATGTACGCAACTGCCTTGTAGGTCATGGCAAATGATCAGGGGTAAATGATGCGCACAGTTGCACAAATGAGGGGGCGTTGTGAAGCCTCCTGAAAAAAGAGCCCGGGTGGTTACCCGGGCTCGCTTCGCATCATCCGAATACCAGACTCCATTGGATATCGGAGTCTTGGTACTTGAACCTGAATCCGTCGAAATCGGTTTGCTTCGCAATTTTTCCGCTTTCGTCTATCAGAGTGCGCAGTTCTATATCTTGGCCGCGGGGGCGAGAGAACCTGATCCCGTCGCTGAGCCCTGCTTTTAAGTGCTTCGATTCGGTAGATAAGAGCTTCACCGAGCGACGTTCTTGTCCGGGTCCTTCCAGCCACATCGCAACAGATCCCATGAATGTTCTCCACGTTGGTATAGGTGAGGGCCTCTCCGACCTGGCTCGGAGATCAGTGAGATCATTGAGGGTAGATAGTGAAATACCCGTCAATCCAAGGGTGACCCGCGTCACATTGTTCTATACGAACAGCGCATTCCTGGTTGCGCCCATCTTTTCAGCAATTCTGGCCATTTCATTGGCGACCTTTACACAGGAATCGCCTGTCCTTTTCAGTGCCGTGATTTGAAGCTCTTGGTAGACCTGCCAGAAGACCGGTCCACAGCCATTTTCCAAGTAGGCGTCGTGCAGGCTCATCCACTCGTCGTCGGTTAGATATTGCGCGCTGTATCCCAT